TATTTCCCAGCGTGTGCAGCCTGCCTTGGTGTGGGATGGCATCCTGGCAAATGGTTTCTCCCGCGTCGCGCAGGGCTCGCATCCGCTGGGCGTGACCTACTCGCGCCTGCCCAGCACCAGCACAGCAACCTACTACAACAACCAACTCGTCATCGCCCGCAACCGCGACGAGGTGCTGATTTCGGATGTTTTCGACGCTGAGACCTACGACCCGGTGAGCAAGGCATTCCGCGCCAACTCTGGCTCGAACGACTACATCGTGGCCCTACACCCCTATGCCGAGGGACAAGTGCTGGTCTTCTGCCGCAAATCCATCTGGCTCGCCACGGCAGCCATCGGCACGGATGGCGTTTCGATTGACCCCGCCGCTTCCAGCCTGCAACTCCTGACCGACGAGATCGGCTGCTCGGCCAAGCGCAGCATCGCCACCGCAGGCGTGTATGTGTTTTTCCTCTCGGACAACGGCGTCTACCGGCTGGACAATCAATTTGACCTCAAGCTCCGCGGATCCACGCAGACTCTCTCGGACCCTATCGCCGACCTCATCGCCGAGATCAACGCGCCGGCAGCGCACCTGAGCAACGGCATTTATTTTGCGAACCGCTACTACCTCGCCGTGCCGCTTGCCTCCAGCACCGAGCCGAACGCACTCTTTGCCTTCAACATGCTCAACCAGCAGTGGGAGACCAAAGACATCTACGGTTTCCCGCTGAACCGCCTGCTCGTCTCCGACTACGGCACGCAGCGCCGCCTCTTCGCAGCCACCACCACCGGCAAGCTCTTCCTCCTCGATGAGCAAGAGACCGGCGCGGATGACACAGCGTCCGGCCTCGGCACCAGCAATGTGGCGGGGCTCCTGCTCACCCGCCGCTATGGCTTCGACGGCCTCAACGCCAAGCGCCTCCTGCGGGCTAAAGCCAGCGTCGTGCTTGATGACGGTGCCGCCTGCACGCTCGATGCCGTGACAACCGACTACGACAACGATTTTCAAATTGCCTCCCTCACGAACGCAAGCGGGAGCACCGAGGACTACACCATAAAAGCCCCGCTCCGCTGCAAAGCCACCGCCCTCGATCTCCGGTTCCGCACCTCCGCCGGCCGCCCCATCCTCCGCACCATCACCGCCGAAGCCGCCCGCTCCGGCATGTCTCCGCAAGAAACCAGAACCTTAAATTAACCAATGGCAACCGTCACCCCAGGAAAAGTTTTTACCTCCAACGAAATCGTCACCCCGGCAAACCTCAACCTGCTCGGCACGCCGACCGTTGCGCTGGCGGACAATGAGGTGACCGCCGCGAAGATCGCCGACGGTGCTGTGACCCAAGCCAAGCTCAACTCGGGCATCATTCTTGTCCCTACGGGAGCCATCATGCCGTTTGCCATGAACACCGTGCCTACTGGATGGCTGGCTGCCAATGGAACGGAGTATTCCAAGACAGGCACATACGCTGCGTTGTTTGCGGTGATCGGAACAACCTACGGCGAGACCAATGGTGCAGGAGGCGCGGGCACAACGCATTTCCGAGTGCCCGACCTGTGCGGATATTTCGTGCGCGGCTCTGGAACAAATAGGGACGGCACAGCCTCTGGAGCTTTTGGACAGAAGCAAGCAGATGCCGTTGGGCCGCATACGCATTCGGGAACAAGTGATGGTATGGATAGAAATACAAGTCACTCTCACAACATTAAAGCGACAGGACTTGGCGTAGGCGGAACAGGATCAAACCCTGTGTTTTCTTCAAATCACACGGGCGACAATGGGACATCAATATATGCCGCAAATATTGACCACTTGCACACCTTCACCACCTCCAGCCAAAGCCCCGTTGGAACCACCGAGACCCGCCCCGACAACATTGCCATGTTGTATTGCATTAAAGCCTAATGACTCCCTTTGACAAAGCCATCCTCTGGCAGCGCGAGAACTCCACCGGGCCCTTCGAGGATCTCCTCGCCTGGCACCTACGCCACGGCCTTGTCCACAGCACGCCCACCGTCTTTCTCCTCGCCCACGAAGCCCACTACTCCCCCGAGACTAACACTATGACCTACGACCTCCCCTCAAACGCCTGGTTCGTCGAACTCGCCGCCTCAGTCGGCCACGCGAACCCCGTCCGCGAATTTCTCCGCGTCGCCACGCGCCCCCAAGAGTGGGCGATCTGGCACCGCCGCAATTCCTTCCAACCCCACGCCTACCCATGGTCCAAACTCGCCCGCCGCGTTGGTCTCGAAAGGAGGGTAGCGTAATGGGAGGTAGTTCAGCAGAGAAACCCAAACCGCAAAAAGCTCCACCACAAGCGCAGCCTATCGACTACGGCGCTTTGATGGCGCAATCGCGTGCGGCCGCAAAAGAGGACTACCGCGACCAGCTCAACGCGCAGATTGAAGCCTATCCGAAACTCGAAGCCCTCCAGCTCGGCACGATTGGCAAACTCTCTGATAGCCTCTCTGGCAATAACAACGCCTACACCCGCCGCGCCACCGACCAACTCATCGCCGCTGAAGACCAAGCCACCCAACTCGGCCGCATCGGAGACTACACCGAGCAGCTTGGCTACCAGGCCGCCGGAGACCTTAATGGCACCGACATCGAACGCGAACTCCAGCGCCAAGCCACCAGCGAACTCGCCCTCGGCCGCAGCCTGAGCCCCGAGCAGGAGCGCCAAGCCACCCAGCAAGCCCGCGCCGGAATGGCTGCCCGTGGCCTCGGAGTCGGCACCGGAGCCCTCGCTGCCGAAGTCCTAAACCGCGACGCCTACGCCACGGAGCGCGAAGCGAGCCGCCGGAACTTTGCAGGCTCCACCAACCAAATGCTCGTCAGCAATCGGCAAAACCGCATCGGCCAAGTCGGCACCATCCTCGGCCAAAGTGCCAACACCAGGATGAACCAAGCCAACCTGCGCAGCAGCCTCGCCGGAGCCAACATCACTATCGACCCATACGCCCGCGCCATGAACCCCGCCCTCGGGATGGGAGCCAGCACCCTCGGCAACTCCGGCCAGATGATCGGCAACACCTACTCGAACGCCACGCAGATGGCCGGAAATGTCGCCAGCTTCAACAACAACATGCTGGAGTCGCGCTACAACTCTTTCCAAAACAACCAAGCCGCCCTGCGCGGAGCAGCCTTGCAGGCCGGTGCGACCGCAGGCGCTTCCCAAAACTCCATGATGGGCTCCGGCATGGCCGCAGGCGGCATGGTGCTCGGCATGACCGCTCTTGCTATTTAATGAACCAACACCTGCAAAACCTCGTCGATGAAACCCTGACCCGTGCCGAGTATTGGCTGCGGGAATTTCGCAACCCCGTAGTTCTTTGGAGCGGCGGCAAGGACAGCACCGCCATGCTGCACCTCCTCATCTTCAAGCTCGGCGTGCGGCTCCCCTGCGTGCAGTGGCGTGAACCTCGCTTCCGCCACCGCTACGCCCACAGCGACCTGCTCGCCCGCGAGTGGGATTTGACCCTCTTCGACTACGCTCCCGGCCGCATCGCCATCCAAGATGGGTTCGACATCGAGACCGGCCAACCCCGTTTTGACTTTCTCAAATACTACCAATGGGGGCACCACAGCGCCCTTGTCCTCAGCCTCGGAACCGAGCACCCCAAGGAAGGCGAGCCCTACCTGTGCGGCCTCACCGATGTCCTCCAGCGCCCCACCGGCTCATTCAACTGGCCGTGGGACGCCGCATTCCACGGGCAGAAGAGTGCCGATGTCGATCTCATCAAAGGCGGCGTGCCGCTCGCCCAGGATGTCCGCCGTGTGGATGACAGCCCGACCCAGCTTTTCCTCATGCGGCATTGGACCGACGACGACATCTTCGACTACCTCGAAGCCGAAGGCGTCCCCATGGACCCCACCCGCTACGACCGCGCCTCTGGCAAGTGGGGCCACAAGCAGGATAAATCCCACAACGCCGACTACTACCCCATCTGCTGGAACTGCGTGAACCGCCACCTCTCCGCCCCCGTGTGGTGCCCCAAGCTCCGCAGCGAGGTGAACAGCATCGCCCACCTCGCCCCCTACGAAGACAACTCCATCCCAGAGCAAGGCTTCAAACCCACATGGAATCCCAATACGACTGTCAACGGTGTGGCGCATGTTGCTCGCACCGTTGGAGCTGGC